CATCCTTGGGGGATACTTTTGCTTACCTCTATGGTCAGTGCCGATGTTCCAAACCTGTATGTGATTATTGCGGTCTATTACCTCACGGCTGTATATGACGGAGAATAGATCTGCGTTGCTGTTTAGGTTTATAGGAGTGTCCCCCATAACCTCTTCAACAATTTCATTTAGGTCATTTTGTAACTCAGCCTGTTCTTTAAGAAAGTGGGTCTTTATCCGCTGCAGGGCGGTGTTATCTATCTTCACCCCGTTACGTTCAATTTCTACCAGAAACTGCAGCATGTCATTCATCAGGTAAACGATGTTTAGCAGAGAAGCATTCCTATCCTCTGCGAAGTCCGCTTGCTGGGCATGATAGATCTCCCGACAGGCAATAACATCAGCCTCGGCATACTCAATCACCGTAGCCAAATCCATGCTCTCAAAGCCTGTGCCTGCCTTGAATAGATCATCTACAAGATCAGACTTCTTGCGGGTTACATTCCGCCGCTCTGCCGTATCTTTTAGTGATAGCTTTTGCCTCTGACCTTTGGCTAAGATGTATTCACCTATCATCGTACAGTAGACGCTGCCTTTGATGGTAAAGCCCATCTCCAAGAGCCACTGCACGTCAAACTTAGCATTGTGACATACGATGATATCCGCTTGGCTTAGGGCTTCCTGCAGAAGCGCTGGGCTGTCGGCCTGATCTTTCTCATCATGGTGAAATACAAGATGCGTAACAGGATCTGCATTCATACCAAAATGAGCAGAGACGCATTTGTTATCAGGGTTAAAGGGTGAGTTATCTATTTTACCATCAAACCGCTGTACGGTTGTCTCAAGGTCAAGAAATAGAATGTTAAGGCGGGTGAGTGTGGTTGTGCTTAACAGACTATTCAACATAGCGGCTCACTTCTGGCTCAATGTTGCAGATGATGCAGCCACGGTAGCCCGACAGTTTGTTCTTGCTTATGTTAATGAAGCGGGTGTTATCAGGGGCATCATCATCTGTGTTAGAACTGTACTTCGACAGGCCAAATATCACATCAGCTTCCGCTGCCTTGCCCGTCTTGCTACCTTCCAGCATTGAGAAGTCTATGCGGGTCTTGCCCTCTGCATCAGCCGACGCTTGGCTTACTGTAAGCAGGGCAGCATTGTGACGCTTACTAAGTTCCCTGATCGATCTGAATAGCTCTCTGATTCGTTCATGGCTGGCATTGTAGTTACCAGCGATGTTGATCTTATCGCCTTGGTCTAAGATAATTACATCTGGCTTATTAAGCTCACAGTAACTGTCCACACGATCCAGATCCCACTCTTGGATGTCTTTCATAACCAGACGGTCTTTGATGCTCATGTACTTGCTCATGGCTAAATCAGGATTGGCAGCTATCTCCTCACGGTTCATGCCGCTGCAGGCTTGGATAGCCCGAAGCTTTGTGCGTGTGGTCTTCTCTTCATTGCCGAGGTAAAGCACCTTAGCCCCTTGCTGACAGAAGCCATTAGGCCCAGCGCAGATAGAGATAACGAAAGCGGTCTTACCCACCTCTGGACGTGCAAACACAATCCCAAACTCAGACGGGCCTATGCCATAAATGTGGCGGGACAGGGTGCTAATGTTAAACTTCCAGCGGTTTTCGTCTGAGGTTTCAGCCAGAAGCTCGTAGATATCATCTGTCGTAGCCTCTCCAAAATCATCTGGCATGTAGCCATCAGCTACTCTTTCGAGAAGTGACTTGAGGCGGGTCATGGCAGAAGTGTCACCCATAGACATGTCGATGCCGAGGTTACTAACCTCTAGCCCTGTCTCCTTGCGCCAGAGGCTACCGATAACGTCGGTGGCTACATCTTCGCTTAAAGGCTCTGAAGCCTTCATCAGGTCTATCTGATCACGGAAGTCATGCACCTCTGCGGTAGTGGCTACAGGATGCTCTGTGACCCACAGGCTATATAGGTCATCGGGTGTAATATCGTGGTTGTATTTAGTGTGTGCTGCTTTCAGTAGATCAAAGATCTCAACTGTATCTTCTGAGAATATGCTGCGCTTCAGCCTGCTCTGATTGGCGGTATAAGTGCCACTGCAAAGCAGAGTGGTAAGTAATGGAAGTTCCATCATACTGCTCCCTTTTTTGATTATAGTTAGGTGGCGGAGCATAACACCTAGTTTGAATAAAAAAAGCCCCAATCTTTCGATCAGGGCTACTTTCTTAAATTTTTGTTAGTTATCAGTTAGTTCTGAACTTCATCTTTGATATGTCAGGGGGCACGTCTCCACGCCGCTCCTTCATATCTACCTGATGGAAGACTACACGTTTGTTATCTTTTACGATATCTTGGATAGCCTGTTCTAACTTGGCCTGTTCCTCGGCGGCTTCCTTGAATCCACCTTCGATATTGTAATCTATGATTGTTATAGCTCTAGCTTTCAATGTACCATTCCCTTTTCTTTAACGTCTGTACTGGTATCTTAGACGAATACTTGTTCACGCAGCCGATTGCCTGCGCCCCTAGATTAAAATTTCTATATGTTCAAGAGGGTGGTGCTAATACTACTATTGGGCTACCCCAGACAGTATCCCCAACCCAAACATTTCCAACCCTATGTATTTTTTTACTTAGGATACGCAAAGATTTTCTGTAATGCGCCCCATAAGGTTTCAAGAGATAAGAACCCGTAAAGGTGTGTGCTACTATATCTCTGAACGGCGGATTAAGAACTTCAAGCCTACGACGGCAGCTAACTATTCTAACAAACATTTTATAGCCCCCTTTGTTAAGTGCTTTAGATCTTTCTTAGTGAAGCGTACTCTCGTAACACAAGAATGCCTCTTATTTAGGCATACTGCCTTGGCCCTGGCATCGTTGTCAAGAACTAATGTTTTTACTGTATACTTACTAAGTGTCATTTTGATGCCCCTAGTAATGTTAGTACCGAGCAGGGCCACACCAACTAAACCCTCTATCCGTGATACTGAACAGGCGCTGGGCGCATCTTCTACTAACACCGCATGATCACCTGATCCGACATGTATTCCGCCAGTTAGATCCCCATAGTTCCACCACTTGTACTTAGAGCGGCCTAGGGATCGCCCTACAGCGCCTGTAGCATCTGAGGTATAGAAGAGTACCCTATCTTCAGAAGGCGCATAGCGGACTCTTATATCGCCTCTAAGGTAAGCCTCTAAACTATTAACACTCTCTAAGTATTCCATAGCAGGGGGATGCTTGTCTGGGGCTGTAGTGATTTTTGGTATCAGGTTTATTCTAGATTTTTTTATTTGGGTAGCATTCCCAGATAGAAATGCCTTCACGGCGGCTTCATTTCTCCTACCTGTGAAAGATCCTCTGGCATTGCAGGATGCTCTAAAGCAGTTCCAGATCAGCTTACCGTCATATCGATCTATGGTGAATTTAGATCTGCCCCCGCAAAAGGGACAGTCCATAGTTTTCTTATCACCTTCCGATATACGGATAGACTTAACTACATCTATCTGTTCACGGTATGTGACCATCTACTTACCCTCACCGCACTTAGTACAAGCCCGCATAAACTTTAATGATCTAGAATCATCATCAGGGTCATAGACGGGAAAGGTAGTATCTATGTAAGTATATAAGAATAAGACAGCCTGTTTGTCTCTTAGAATTAGATCATTACATATATCACATAGAAAGGCCTGCGGTGTGGTAAACACTTCTGTGCCTTCTAACCTACAGTCTTCTGAATATTTACTCTTCACTTACTGCTCCCTATTGTTAGGTGTTATCCTAACCCTAGCGGGTTAGCCGCAGGCTATACACATTTTCTATATAGTCAATGATAAAATACCGCCACTTAGTTATGGGCCTAGTAACTTATCTTCATGTGCTTTCTGCGGCTAAAATACTGTTTATAATAGGTTTTTGTCTACCTAGGCTCATAACCTGAAGGTCGTAGGTTCAAATCCTACTCCCGCAACCAAGTGCCTTATTATAAACGGTAATATTTGCCAGAGTTAAGTTTAGTTTAGTCAAGTTTAGTTTTACCAGAATCAACTGGAGAAACTGAGTTTTTTTCTGCTCTTTCTTTTGCTCGATTCCTTTCCTCATCATTGAAGTTACGAATGTCAGCATAGACTTCATCATAATGATCACGCAAGTGTTTTCCGATTTTTGCCCGCTCTTCCTTTTCAAGGGTGCGATAAAGAGGTGGCGTTGTTGCTTCTATTCCATTGCGTACAAGCTGAACAAAACCATAGTTAAATATCTCGGCAAAAGTTTCTGGGCTACACTCCACCTGCAGAGTAGCAGAGCCATCCTCATGCTCCTCAATTTCTACTACCTTAATGTCGTTATTCATTGCCTAAACCTAAGCAGGGAAGCAGGATGGTCTGCTTGCAGTATCGGGGGAACTCTTCGTAGGTCATTG